GTCGCGACCTCGTTAAAAATGCACAAAAACCCTCAATTTTCGCATAGGACGCTGTCCCGCCTGCCATGAAGCTCACAGCGAACCAGATTTCCAACCACTTTGGCTTCGGACTTACGCGGGCGAAGACCCTGATCAAGCAAGGGATGCCGACGACCTCCATCGCCGAGGCCACCGCCTGGAGAGACGCCCGCCTTCTCCGTGGAAAACATGGCGGCGTGGCCCAGCGCGTCAGTTCCGCCGCCGACTCCATCGACCCAGCAGACATCAACCCAGACGACTCTTTCGAGCAGACGGTCGAGCGTCACCGCGAACTGAAGGAAGCCTCCCGACTTCGCTTCGTGGCGGCTGCCGAGGCCGGCGAGCCGTCCCAAAAGAAACTCTACGAGATTTACCAGAACGTCGTTAAGACCCTCGTCACCCTTGAACGCGAAGCCCTCGCCCGCCGCATCGACTCCAAGAAACTTGTCGAGTCCTTCCTGGCGTTGGAGCGTTTCTGGAAGGTGCTGATGGAGGTCAAGGCCGATATGCAGTCGTTCGGGCTGGAGGTGGCGACCAAGGCGAACCCAGATAACCCGCAGATCGCGCTCGCCGCCTGCAACGCCAAGGCCGACAAGTTGCTGGAGAAGTGGTCTAAGCTCGCCGAGGCCGCCGACTCCGAGATGAGCGAGCAGGAAGTTACGGAGGCGGAAGCCCCTGACCTGTCCTCCCTCGACACGCCCTTTGACGCGGAGGCCGAAGGATGACCGGCACAGGTTTTGAGTCATCGCTCCGTTCGGTGCTGGCTCCCGACCCGCACAGGAACCCCATCGACTTCCTTGAGGCCAACGTGAAGCGCATCCCCTACTCGCCGAAGGCCGGGGCGTTCCGCATCGAGAACACTCCGCACCTCCGCGAACCGTTGGAGGCGTTGGCTGACCCGACGGTGCTGGAACTCGGCATCCAGGGGTGCGTGCAGTCGGGCAAGTCGTGGACAATCGAGGGCATGTCCTGCATGATCCCCGTCCTCTTCCCCGGCCCGACCTTAATCCTCCAAGCCCGCGACAAGGACGCGGTGAACTACGTCAAGACCCGCCTCTCCCTGCTCTGGCAATCCATCCCCAAGGTGCGTGACATGCTCTCCGCCGACGGCGTGACGAAGGACGGAACCATCATCTTCAAGGGCAACACCTGCTGGGTGGACGGTGCGAACAATTACAAGAACCTTCAGGGCAAATCCATCCGTTATCTGCTTTGCGATGAGGTCTGGCAATGGAACCCCGGAGCCATCAAGGACGCTTTGCACCGCGTCACCGCTTACAAGTGGCAGTCCAAAGCCATCCTCGTCTCTCAGGGCGGGACGGAAGGCGACGACTGGTCGACGTGGTTCAACACAACCGACCATCGCATCTATCGGTTCACCTGCCCTGACTGCGGGACGCTCCAAGGCTGGGACTGGGAGAATATTATTTTTCCAGAAAACGCCAAGCGGGACAACGGCGGCTGGAACTTGGACAAGATTGAGGCCGGGACGAAATACAAGTGCAAGTGCTGCCCAGCCACCTTCAACGACAACGTGGCGACCCGCTACGACATGAACAAGGCGAGCCGTTATGTCGTGACTAACCCAGAAGCCCCGTCCTTCCGACGCGGGTATCAATACGGCGCTCTCTCCATGCTCGACCTCGGCCTGTCGTGGGGTCAGTTGGCGGTGGAATGCATCGAGGCCAAGCGGTCTTACGAAGAGACCGGCAATAACGTCCTACGCCAGGAGTTCGTGCAGAAGCGGCTTGCTTTGACTTGGAAGGAGGAGGCCGACGAGGTGCAGATGACGGCGACCAGCGGCGACTACAAGCTGGGCGAGGATTGGGGAGACGAGGGCGGCTTCGTCACCGTGGTCGACAAATACAACCGCCCCCGCACCCGCCCCGTCCCCGGCACGCAGCTCACGGACGAGATGCGGCGGTCGCCTTCCTTCGTGCGGATGCGTTTCCTCTCCGTCGACGTTCAAAAGGCGGGCATGTATTGGGTCGCCCGATCGTGGGACGGCTTGGGCAACTCGCGTCTGGTCGGTTGCGGGTATCTGATGACTTGGGCGGAGATTGACGCCGTCCGCAAGAGGTTCGGCATCGACCCCGCCAATACCTTCGTCGACATCGGCAACGAGCGGGACAAAAACTTGGCTGTCTGCGCGACCTACGGCTACGTCGGGACGCGAGGCGACCAGCGCAACGAGTTTTCTTGGGTCATCGAGACGCCGATGGGTCGCAAGACGGAGACCAGACCCTACGACACCCCTAAGATTGAGTCTGCCGCCGGAAAGAAGGTGAAGGTCTTCCACTTCTCCAATCTCCGCCTCAAGGATACCCTTTCTTTGCTCATCCGCAAGGGGCGGCATACGCGGGCCGCCGACGTCCCAGACGACTACATCGCCCAGATGCAGTCCGAAAAACGCAACGTCCACAACGGAAAACCCATCTGGGAGCCTATCGCCGAAGGTCGGGCGAACCACCTTTGGGACTGCGAGGTCATTGGCATCCTCCCTGCCCTGGCATGGCGTCTGGTCGGTTCCGCGTCGTCGCTGGTCGAGGGCGAAGAGGAAGCGGAGAAGCCCTCCGCGTGATTGGACTGCCGCCCCCGTTCGTCTGGCACGCGACCTCGGCATGGGAAGCGGACGCCGACCTCCCCTCGGTCGCTTCCCCTCGTTTTTCAATAGGTGACGCGGGGGGAGCCTTTTGGACTGCCGCCCGACTTCATGGCCGACAGTATCCGTCCGACAGGTTGTCTCCTCATCTTCTCCACCGCCCAATTGGAAGCGATGAAGGACGGTCAGTTCACGTCCATCTCAGGCAACAAGGTGATGCTTTCCTACTCGGACAGCGGGACGACCGTGACCAAACAGTTTGCCATGGATACCCGCACGTTCCTCGTCGAGCTGCGTCACGCCCTCCAGATCCGCGACCCGAACAAATACGGCGCTCGCGACACCGTCCGCGTCTACAACGGACTCTGGACGTTCCGCGGTCTCTAATTTCCCATGCAAAAGAAGAAGCCAAGTCCCCGCAAATCAACCGCTTCCGACGCCAAAGCGAAGGCTAAGAAGAACGGCCTGAAGGCGCGAGCCGACGGCATGGGCGGGGCTTACGGCGGCGGGTCTGGCGTCTTCTCGCAGTTTGAAGGGGCGAAGTTCATCAACAAGCGGGAGTGGATTAACACGCCCTACCCTGCGGACTTCAAGAAGGTCATGTCGACCTTCGACCGCCAGGAACTGACGCGTAAGATGCGTTGGCTGTCGGTCAACTCCGGCCTCATCCGCCAGATGGTGAACGACAACCGCACCTACTCGGTCGGAGCCGATGGTCGTCGCCCCCATCCGCAGACCAAGGACGCCAACTGGAACCGCATGGCCCTTGAGAAGTTCCTTGAGTGGGCGAACCACCCTTGCGAAATCACGGGACGGTATAACTTCTGGGAAGTCCAAGGCATCAACTCCTCGAAAATCGACATTGATGGCGAACTCTTCAACCTGAAGACCTCCTTTGCCAACGGTCGCCCTGCGTTGCAGATGATTGAGTCCCACCGCGTGGGCAACGTCAACCAGCCGGGCGGAACCGCCGACGGCCTGACGGACGGCATCCTGTTCAACAAGTTCGGTGCGGTCATCGGCTACTCGGTCATCCGTTCGGACGGGACGGCCCGCATCATCCCTGCCCAGTCCATCATGCACGTCTACCACCCCGAACAGGTGTCGGGCGCACGTGCCTATTCCCCGCTTCAGCATAGCATCAACAACGTCGTGGACGTGCTGGAAATCCTATCTCTGGAGAAACTGGGCGTGAAGTCCAACGGCGACGTGGTTCGCACGATCACCCGCGAGGGCGGTCAGTTTGCCGGGGACATCGCCGACTTTGAAGCCTTCGGCATGAAGCCGCAGGATTATCCCAACGGCGTCTACAACAACCCCAACGAGGTCGGTTCCTTCATCGGCGGGAAAATCCTCGCCCTAGCCCCTGGCGAAGAACTCAAGTCTTTTGAGTCCCAGCGTCCCAACGCGTCCTTTAACGGCTTCATCGACCACGTCGACCGCGACTCGACCCTCGGCAACACGCCCTACGAGTTCACCGTCCGCCCTGACGCCGCCGGCGCGGGGATGCGTCTCGTCACCGCCAAGGCTGACCGAGGTTTCCAGATGCGTGGAGCCGTCCTTGACACCCGCCTGAACAATCAGGTCTGGGCTTACGTCATCGGGACTTTCATCGCCAACGGCGAACTACCTCCCAACGACGAGTTCCACAAGGTCGCATGGATCGGGCCTCGCCGCATCACGGTCGACGCGGGCCGCGAAGCCTCCGCGAACCAAAAGGACATCTCGATGGGCCTCAAGACGCTCACCGAACACTTCTCCGAGCTGGGTTCGTCCTACGAGGTCGAACTCGACCAGCGCATCGCCGACGCAAAGTTGGCAATCGACAAGGCCAAGGCCGCTGGCGTCCCGCTGTCCATGGTCTGGAAGCCCGAAAACACCTCCACGACCGACATCGACGCGGCTGGAACCGCCGCCCCCACGGACGGCTTCAAACCCCTCTAACAATCGCCCCCATGAAGTCCCTCTCGAAAGCCTACGCCAATAACCGCCCGCTCCTTATCCAGCCCGCCGTGGCTAAGGAGTTCTTGGCTAACTGCGCCCAAATCTCCATCCCTGCCGGTGCGAAGCTCGCCGACATGGGCGAGATGCTTGAGACGATGTTCGGCAAGCGTCCGACCCTTGAGGTCTTCCCGCCCTACGCCATCGTCCCCATCAAGGGCGTCATCGGTCGCGGCCTCTCCGAATTGGAGTCCTACTGCGGGGCGGTTGACCTGAAGGACGTGGAAGAGATGCTTGAGGCGGTCGAGCGTGACCCCCGCGTGAAGACCATCATCTTCGCCGTCGACTCCCCTGGCGGCACGTCGGTCGGCGTCCCCGAACTGGCTAACCGCATCCGCTCGTCCAAGAAGCAGACCATCGCCTTCACCGACTCGGAAGCCTGCTCCGCCGCCTATTGGCTGGCGTCCCAATGCGAACAGGTCTTCGCCACGCCGTCCGCCTCGGTCGGCTCCATCGGCTGCTACATCGCCTACCTCGACGAGTCCCAAGCCTACGCCGACGAAGGTCTGAAGGTCGACGTCATCAAGTCTGGCAAGTTCAAGGGCGCTGGCATCCCCGGCACGTCCCTCGACTCCGACCAGAAGTCGATGCTTCAGGAAGAGGTCTCCGAGATCCACGAGGAGTTCAAGGCCGCCGTTAAGGCCGTCCGCACGTTCGCCTCGGACGAGTCCATGGAAGCCAAGATTTACTCCGGCAAGAAGGCCGCCGAAAACGGCCTCGTGACCGGCATCGTCAACGGCTTCGACGAGCTGATGGAGTCGCTCGACAAGGCGGTCGCCGAGCAGATGGAAGCGGACGAAGAGAACGACGCCCGCGAAGAGGAAGCCGAGGAAGGCGAGTCGGACGAGTCCGGCGAATACGCCAAGCACATGTCCGCCGCCCAGCGTGCCATCGGCAAGACGCTCCTTTCCTCCCTGTCCAAGCAGTCCCTCAAGGTGACCATCGAGACGGACGAGGACGAGGACGAAAAGGACAAGGAAGACGAAGCCGAGGAAGCGACCCCCGACCCCGAAGAGAAGGCCGAGCAGGGCGACTCCGCCGAGGACGAGAAGAAGGACGGCGAACCGCCGCAAGCCGACATGAAGTCCGAGGATGACGAGGACGAAGACGACGACAAAGAGCATGACGACGCGGAAGCCAAGAAGCATGCGGACGCCTCCGAGAAGGCGGTCGACACCGACGAGAAGCACGACCGCAAGGACACTCCCCGTCACCGCGCCGGGTCGAAAATCTCCTGAACGCTGGACTGCCGCCCACTTCTCAACATGACTCTGGAACAGTCCCTGACCGCCCTCAAGTCTGCCTTCTCCGGCAAGGCTTCCGAAGTCGAAGCCCTCAACGCTTCCCTCTCGGCTGCCAACGCCAAGGCCGACGCCCTCGCCTCCGAAGTCGCCACCCTCACCGAGAAGCTCGACGCCGCGTCGGCTGTCGCCTCGGAGCGTGACGCCCTCGCCGCCAAGGTCGAAGCCCTTGCGGCTTCCCTGGCCTCCGTCGAGTCCGCCAAGGTTCAGGCCGAAGCCGCCATCGAGTCGGTCGGCAAGAAGGCCGCCACGATCGTCGCCGCTGCTGGTGCGACCCCTGTGGAAATCGCCCCGGCTGTCGAAGCCGCCGCCAAGTCCACGGAAGATCTCTGGAACGAATACTGTTCCATGGCTCCCTCCAAGGAAAAGACCGCCTTCTACAACAAGCACCGCTCGGCGTTCATCGCCGCCAAGGTGTTCGCTGGCGCGTCCAAGTAATCCCCTTTCAACCCCCAATAATCACTCCCCCTCATGGCTACTAATAGCGTCCTAAATCAGGGTCTTGCTCCGCAGTTCGTTGCGGCCGAAACCCTCCGCACCCTTGTCCCGGTTCTCCAGCCGCTCAAGAAAATCGCCGTCACCGACTTCGGTTCCTACGTGTCCCGCATCGGCAACGTCGTCCACACCCGTCTGGCCTCGCCGTTCACCGCGAGCAACTATGACGCCTCCGTGGGCTTCGTCCCGCAGAACGCCGTCTCCACGGACGTCGCCGTCACGCTGACGAACTTCACCTACGTCGATGTCGGCTTCACCGACCAGGAGCAGAACGCCATCAGCCCCGAAATGCTGAAGCGCGTCTTCCTCGCCCCGCTCGTGAACGCCGTCGGCAAGTCCCTGTTCGACAGCGTCCTCTCGCAGGCCACCGCCGCCAACTTCTCCGGCGTCGCCTACAACGGCACTGCCGCTGGCTTCACCCGCGCTGGTGGTATCGTCCCCACGATCACCGCGATGACGGCTGCCAACCTGCCCTACGACAACCGCGCCGCCCTCATCACCCCGGCCGCTTACGGCGCCCTCCTCGCCGACCCCACCGTCTCCCAGTATCTCTCCATCGGCTCGACGGATAACATCGTCGAAGGTGGCCAGGGCCACGGCTTCCTCGGTCGCATCCATGGTCTCGAGCTGTATGAATACAACGGCTTCCCGACCTCCGGCACTGCCTACACGGAACACCTCGCTGGCATCGCTTCCTGTCAGGAAGGCTTCGTGATCGCCACGCGCGTCACCAACGCCCCTGTCACTGGTGGCGGCGTGCAGGAAACCATCACCGACCCGGACAGCGACTTCTCCCTCGCCTTCCGCCAGTATTACATGTGGAACGAAGGCAAGATGCACCTCAACATGTCGTTCGTCAACGGCGTGTCGGTCGGCAACTCGGCTGGCCTCCTCCGCATCGCCATCAACGGCTAAACCCTCGGAGCCTTCGGGTTCCGCTTTTGAAGCCCTCGCTGCCGAAAGGTGGCGGGGGTTTCTCTTTTGGACTGCCGCCCAACCGCATGGGACTAATCCAGGACGAATGGGATAGAGACGCCGCCGTCATCCTCGGGGAAATCCCCAAGGCCGTTACCGTCCGTCACACGCCCAGCGGGACGCCTGTGGCCTTCAACGTCCTCATGGGGCCTCCGATGGTTCAGCAGGACATGGAGACGGGCGGCTTCCTCAACTCGACCTCCTTTGACGTCAAGTTCCTCAAGACCGACGCGGCGGCTCACCCTAACTACGTGGTCTTCGGCAATCTCGTCACCTACAACGGCAACGACTACCGCATCGTCGCCATCAACGACCGCCCCCCGTCCGCGTGGATCATCGCCCGCGTCCAGACGAAGGCCGGTGTGCGCTGATGGGCAAGATGGACGCAGGGCGGAACGTCGTCGTCGATGACACGGCGTTTCAAGCCCATTTGAAGGACTACTCTCTCGTCATGGGAAAGAGCCTCGGCGTCGTCGTGAAGCAACAGGCCGGGCTTTTCTGCAAGGACATGATTTCCTTTACCCGCCCCTTTGTCTCCAAGGACGGCGGGGACGGAGCCACTGGCGAAGCCAAAAAACTTGGCGTCACAGCGGTGACGGCATCCGTTTTTAAGGTTTTCCAACCCCTTAAGAACGCCCTTCCTTCCGACATCGCCAACCTAGGTTCATACGAGGTTTTCAAAATGTGGGAGAAGCGGGACTCAAACTTCACCGCCAAAGGACGCAAGATGCGTTGGACGCAGTTCCAAGACAGATTCCGAACAGGTGGCAAAGCCCCAGCCTTTATCGACGGAGACAAGTCCGCGATGGAAAGGCTTCACGCTTCCCTGCGACTAGACGGAGGTAAGGGCGGCCTTATCCCTACTGCAAAGAAAAGCGAACGTCCTTTTGCGTTCGTGACAAAGGAGTCCGAAATCGCCTCCTACGCCCGCCAGAAGGCCAAGGACGTCGGCACGCTCAAATCGGCCTATTGGTTCGCCGCCCAACGCATCTCCGAGAACATCGTCGTTCCCGCGTGGGCTAAACAGTCTGCCGGCGCATCCAACGCCATCGCCGACAACAAGGCCGATAAGCCCATGAAGCCCGAAGTGACCGTCGGGAACATCATCGGCAACAAGCTTGGCAACGCCCGCTTCACGCAGATTGCCTTGAACCGCCGAGCCTACGCCATGCGGGTAGCCATGATCCAAGAACTCAAGAAGCAGAAGAGCAACCTCTGGATTGCCACCGCCCAAGGCAAGACCGCCAACACCGCACAATACTTCTCATGACCACCCTCTACGGCATCCGCACGATTTCGGAACAATCCCTCCTCGCTTGGTTCACGACCAACGCCAGCGGACTCCCTGGCGTCCAAATCCACGCTGGTCAGACGGACGAAATCCGCTCCCTGCCCATCGTCATCCTCCACGCGGAGTCCGCCCAAGCCCACCGCGACTTCGGCTACGTCAACCTCGGCAACTTCGAGGTCACCGTGAAGATTTACGTCTACTCCTCCGCCGACGACTCGACCCTCGCCGAACACCGCGCCCGCGTGGAAGCCGTTCAAGGCATCATGACCGACCTCGCCGGACTTCAGGCCGCTTGGACTCAAGGTAGCCTCTACTTCTCCACGATCGTCTCGGACGACGAAGGGGTCGCCGACCGCCGCTGGGGCAACGTCATCACCTACACGCTGGTAGGGGTCTATCCGCCCGCTGCCTGACCCTGCTGGACTGCCGCCCCCCTTTAATTCTAATAGCCCATGTCCCTGCCCACCACTTTCGGAACTGCCCACGTCTGGGGTCTTTATGATACCGCGAGCTTCGTCACGCTCCAGAGCGACGACATCGCTACGAAGCCCGCCATTGACGTCGAAGTGATGAACGAAACGGGCGTGGTCATTACCGACCGACTAGACGACCTCCGCTACGAAACGAGCCTGTCCGGTGTCCTCAAGACTGGTGCGACCGTTCCCGCCATTGGTCAGACTCTGACCTATAACACCATCTCCTACATCATCAAGCAGGTGGACGACGCTGGCACGAACAACGGCTTCCGCAAGGTCACCCTCAAGCTGGTCAAGTACCAGGGCATCACCTAAGCCCCCGCAGGGCTTTACCGCCGTGGCCTCCCGGTGGACGCAAGCTGCGACGATACTGCCGCCGACCCTTGAGGTCTGCGGTCGTCGTCTTTTGCCCTTCTGCCTTCGCCACCGCGTGGCTTTGGAGGCCATCGACTCGCCCATCCTTGACCTGTCTCGCCCCTTCGGGGCGATGGACATCATCAAGGCCGTCCGCATCCTGTCGTCCCACGAAATCAACGCCCTCGGAGCGCCATTGACCTTCCGCGAGGGTTATCACCTTAAGTCGATGCAACTGAGCATCAAGCGACTGAAAGAGGAGGCGTCCAAAATCCTCATCTATATGTCGGCTCAGTCCCTCTGGCCTCGCTTCTGGGAAAAGGAGAACCGCTCCAAGGAGACCGGCATCCCCTGGCATCTCGCCGTGATCGCTTCGCTCGTCCGCAACGGACATTCCACAAAGGACGCATGGACGATGCCTGAGGCCGAAGCAATCTGGCTGCACATCGCACACATCAAGGCCGCTGGTGCTGAAGTCGACGTCATCTCCGACAAGGAGTGGGACGCGATGGAAGCATATAAGCGGGAGCTGGAAGAACAAAAGAAACAAACCACCCGAAACTGACCCATGGCTGACGACGTAAAAGTAAAGTTTAGCGGCGATTTCTCCGATGTCGCCAAGGGAGCGTCCGAAGCCGCCAAGACCGCCGGTACGGCAATCTCTGGCCAGTTTCAAAGCCTCGCCACCAGCGTGACTTCCGCCCTCGGCGGGATGTTCGCCGCGACCGCCCTTTTCGACAAGTTCAAGGAAGGCATCGCCGGGGCTAAGGAATACTTCTCCGAACTCAACAAGGCTATCCGCACGACCGCAGGAGGCGGCGAGGAGTTTCAGCGCGTGGCTGGTCTAGCCCGATCCGTCGGCGTCAGCATGGACGCGGTCGCCCGCTCGGTCGGCCTTTTCTCGAAATACATCGGTCAGGCTTCCAAGGACGTGAACGGTCACGGCAAGGTGCTGAAGGAACTTGGCTTCACCGACGAGCAGATTGCGTCGGGCAACATCACGGCGACCCAAGCCCTCGCCGCCCTAGGCAAGCAACTCCAGGACACGGGCAACGAAGCCCTAGTCGCCGCCAACGCGACGACCATCTTCGGACGCTCTGGTCGTGAACTGCTCCCCATCATCGCCAAGGGCGAGTCCGCGATCACCGAGCAGTCGTCCGCCCTAAAGACCTACTCTGACGCGGAGCTTCAGGCCGCCGCCGCCGCCGAGCGTGCCGCCGAACGCCGCACCGCAGCTTGGAAGAAGTTCTTCAAGTTCATCGAGGTGTCGGTCGACGAGCAGGAAACCAAGGGCATTGTCGGGGCGTCCATCCAAGATGTCGCCGAACGCCTTCAGTCCAAGGGCATCGACATCCGCTCAGGTGCTGGCCTTGAGCAGTATCAAAAGGAACTGATTAAAGACCTTTCCTCCAAGGGTGTCGGCCTTGCCGCCCAACAGGCCGGAACGCGTGCCTACATGCAACAGCAGTTGGCGACCCCTGGCTTGGACGCGGCGACCCGCGCTGGCATCGCCTCGGAACTCTCCGGCCTCATCTCCGCGATGGCTAAGGCTGAGCTGGAAGCCAAGCAGAAGAAGACCGAAGAAGCAGCCGCACCCAGCGCATCATCCCCCGCCCTCGCCGTTTCCTCCCTCCAAGCCCTCGGCGGCGGCGACATCTCCTCCATCTTCAGCGGCAGTTATCAGGACACCATGCTGGCCCAGACGACCCGCATCGCGGACGCCTCCGTCAAGACCGCCGAGAACACCCAGCCGCAAGTCGTCACTGGTCGTCCTGTCATCCCCGCCACGAAATAACCTCCCATGCCCCGCGTCGACTTCGGCAACAACCTCCTCAACCCCGGTCAGCGTCAGCCATCGGGGTCAATCTCCATCGACGCCTACGGCCTTGCCCAGGCTCAGTTGACCTTCGCCGTCGACTCCTCCGCGTCGAACCTGACGGACGTCATCGACACCTACGAGACTGGCGTCGACTACCCAGACGACTTGGGCTTCTCGATGAAGTCCTATAAGTATCACATCTCCTCGGCTAAGGCCGGGGTCTCGATGCTGGTCGTGGACTACATCGGCGTGTCTCGCGGCGTGGACTACACGGACGCACAGATCACGGGCGTCGCCAACACGATGGCCCAGCCCATCGAGACGCACCCGAACTTCACCTCCTTCGACGCTCGCTTTGCCTCAGGCCCTCTGGCTGGGACTTACTCCTCCCCGAAGAACAATTCCATCTGGTTGCCCATCATGAACCCGGCGACCGGCGCGCCGACGGGCAAGTATTCCTTCAACGGCTTCGCCCCTTCCGACACCTCGACCCAGAACAAGAAAGCAGGCGTCCGCCAGTATCTCCGCCCGATGGTCAACATCCGTGGGCAAATCCTCTTCGGTTTCGAGTCGGAGGCCAAGGCTTACAAGCTCGCCAACATGGTCGGGATGCTCGTCCACGACACCGCCGACCTGACCAAGTTGGTCGCCCCCGTCATCCCTGGCGGAACCGACCCCCACAAACACGCGCTCATCACCTCGGTCAACCTTGAGTCCATCGGCAGCATCGAGTCGGGCAAGCACATCGTGAAGGCGACCTACGACCTGATGATCGCCAACGACACCTTGGGCTGGGACTTGGACATCTACCAAGTCGCCACTGTGTCCATCTTCTCCTAAGATGGGGACGGACTCCTTCAACGGCAGCGGGTCGCGGTTCAATTCCCGCTTCGTGCAGGGCGAGGAAATCTACGCCAAGCAACTCAACGACCTCGCCGCTGGCCTGCAGGCTTCCCTGCCCACGCCCTACCTCGGCGGCGGGACGGTGGTCTCCTACATCCCCGGTGGGTCAATCATCACCTCCCTGCCAGACTCTGGTCAGCAGCAGACCTATGAGCCACCGGACGGCGGCGAGGTGCAACTGACCATCCCCAACCCCGAAATCCCTGGCGTCGCCCAAGCCAAGGTCGCCAAGTTGTCGGCTATCATCCAAGACTATTGGACGACCCGCCCGCTGGTCGTGACGGCTGAGTTTTACCTGACTGGCGTCTGGGCTTACCCGACAGGCTCAAAGACAGCAGGAACGGTCACCAACAGCCCTTGGATGGATAACGGAGGGTTCGTCACGGTGAAGAACGCCGCCAACGGTGGAGCCGATAACTGGGGCGTCTACATCGTCCGCCAGCCCTTGAACAAGCCTGAGATGGGCGAGTCGCCTCGCGTTGTGATCATGAGCGATGACCCTTCCGTCTCCGATGATGCTTTCGAGAAAACCACCCCTTGGGGTGACGCGGGCACGAGCGACGTCATCCAGCTCTATTCCATCGCCCACGCGACCGCCATCAATGTCGACGGCTCGTTTGCCGGGAACTTCGTCGACAATTTCAGCAACTACCCCTCGCAGTATAACTACAACTGCCAGCGCGTAAAGATTGCCTCGATGGTCTGGGATGGCTCAAGTTCTTGGATGGTCTTCCAGTATCTGAGCGGGTCGGTTACTATGCCCAACACCGTCCAGTATTCTGGGTCGGTCATCTACACTGGCGCACCTGCCCCGTCCCCTGACCTTTACTGGCCTCAGTTTGAGTCCCAGTGCAACGCATGGAACGGGACTTGGACGGGCTACACCAAGGCTGTCCCTGTTCCCTCGCAGCTTGTGACGCCCGCTGGCTTCCCATCCTAAGCCCCATTAGACCCCTCTGGCTTGGCCTAGGAGGCGTTTTGGACTGCCGCCCCCTCTCATGGCTCAGACCGTCATCTTTAAGCAGGGGACGTCCTTCGCGTTTACGGGGACTTACCATCAGGACAACCCCTCGGCCCCCGCCGACCTGACTGGCGTCACCATCAAGGTCGCCCTCCGCGACGCGGGCTACAACTATTACCCCCTGACGGTGGTCAAGACCTCCCCGACCACCTTTGACGTCACCTACAGCGGCAACACCATCAACTGGGTGACGGGTTCGGCTTACTTTGACATCCAAATGACCTACGGCGCAGGCTCCGTCTTCTACACCGAGACGGTCGCGGTCGACGTCCTGCCCTCCATCACCGGCACGCAGAACCCCGCCAACGCCGTATGGGTCTAACCCTCGTTTTCACGGAGTCGGCTACGCTGACGGCCTCGACGCCCGCTTCGGCGGTCGTGACGATCACCCCCGCGAACCCGCCTTCCTCGGTCGACGTCTCCTACGTCCAGCCCGCGACCGTTGACCTTGCCACGGGTCTTCCCGGCCCTGGAGCGACCATCACGGTCGGTTCGGTGACGACCCTCGCCGCTGGCTCCAACGCCACGGTCAACAACGTGGGGACGGCGACCAACGCGGTCTTCGACTTCGGCATCCCGCAGGGCGTCAAGGGCGATACTGGGACGGCGGCGACCATCACCGTTGGCTCTACGACCACGGGTGCGGCTGGGTCTTCGGCGATCGTGACCAATGTCGGCACGTCCTCGGCGGCGGTGTTCAATTTCACCATCCCGCGCGGCGACCAAGGCATCCAGGGCATCCAAGGCCCTGTCGGCCCGACCGGCCCTACTGGCGTCGTCGCGGCGACCGCTCCCCTGTCCTACAACAGCGGGACTAAGACCATCTCCATCGACCTGTCGGCCTACGCCACGCAGGCTTGGGCGACCTCCCACCTCTACCCCCTGTCCTCCAACCCAGCGGGCTACCTCACGTCCGCTTCGTTGACGGGCTACGCCACTTGGAACGGCTCGACTAACTTCAACGCCTACGGCGCGACCATCAAGTCCTACGACTCGTCCGACAACTTTGCGGGTCTGGACAAGGGCGTCCTGAACTTCGGCAACGGCTCGACGGCTTCTGGCATCGTCATCAACGGCTCGTCCATCACCTTCGCCGACTCGACGGTGCAGACGACCGCAGCCGTCTCCGGCATCCCTGACGCCCCTTCCGATGGTCAGACCTACGGACGCAAGGACGCCGCGTGGGAAGTGATTGGTTCGACCTCGTCCGTCTCTTGGGGAAGCATCACGGGCACGCTCTCTGCCCAGACCGACCTTCAGACGGCGTTGGACGGCAAGTATCCGAACAGCAACCCGAACGGCTACATCACCTCGTCCTACCTCACCGGCTACGCCACGCAGTCGTGGGTGACCTCGCAGGGCTACATCACCTCGGCGGCTCTCAGCCCCTACCTGCTGTCCTCGACCGCCAGCGCGACCTACTACCCGCTGTCGAACCCTTCAGCCTTTATCACGGCGTCTGCTCTGTCGCCCTATTTGCTCAGCTCGACGGCTAGCGCGACCTATTTGACGATCAGCAACGCCGCCGCGACCTACTTCCCCAAGCCCACGGGGACTTCGTCTCAATACATCGACGGCACAGGCTCGCTTCAGACTTTTCCGACCTTCACCTCGGCGACCCAACTGCTCATCACGGTCAGCAACCAGTCGGGCGTGACCATCCCCAAGGGTGCGGTCGTCAGCCTTGCTGGGGCACACGGCAACCTGCCTACGGTCATCCTCGCCCAAGCCAACGCGGAGTCCACGTCCTTCAACGTCGCTGGCCTCGCCACGGCTGACATCGCCAACAACGGAACTGGTACGGTCGTCACCTCCGGGACTATCGGCAACCTCGACACCCACGCGTTTACGGACGGCGACACGCTCTACCTTTCGGCGACGGTGGCTGGCGGCTACACCTCCACGGAAGTCCTGGCTCCCAACCACTATGTGGTCATCGGCGTGGTATCTCGTGCCCATCCTACGCAGGGTAGCATCACGCTCAACATCCGAGACGCCTACGAAATCGACGAACTGCACGACGTAGCCATCACGTCCCCCGCCAACCTCGACCTGCTGGCTTACGAATCGTCCACGGCTCTTTGGAAGAACAAGACGTTCAGCACCCTCGGCCTCGAGACGTCCAGCCACGCGGCGTCGACCTACCAGACCTTGGCGGGTATGTCGTCCTACCTTACGACGGCATCGGCGGCGTCCACTTACCTGACGATCACGAACGCGGCGTCGACCTACCAGACTATCTCTGGGATGTCCTCGTATCTGACGACCGCCTCCGCTAGCTCGACCTACCTCGCCAAGGCGTCCAACCTCTCCGACCTCGCCAACGCGGCGACCGCCCGCACGAACCTCGGCCTAGGCACGATTGCCACCTTCAACGACGCGGCCTCCGACGGCACGACCTACGGACGCAAGAACGGCGCATGGGCGGCGGTGTCCTCTGGCGGTTCCGGCGGCTGCGACGTCCAGACCTTCGGCTCGGCCTCTAGCAGCGGGAGTTTTACTTGGACGAAGCCTGCTGGTGCGAAGTGGGTGGAAATCCTGCTGTTCGGTGCTGGCGGAGGCGGTGGAAGCGGCGGTCGCTATGCCACCAGTTCGGCTCGCTTCGGCGGAGGCGGTGGCGGAGCAGGAGGCGTCTTTTACAGTCGCATCAACGCGGCTTACCTTGGTGCGACAGAGACGGTCGTGGTCGGTGCAGGTTCTGCTGGCGGTGCTTCGGTGTCCGTTGACACTACCGCAGGAAATAATGGAACCGTCGGCAATAATACCACCTTCTCGATTTACAGGGCAATCGGAGGAAACTTTGGCTCTGGCGGCTCCAATACCGCAGGAACGGCTGGCGGAACTAGGATTTCAATAATCTTTCCTTCTGCTGTCACGGCTGGCGGTGCTGGTGCTGGCGCTTCCACCACGGGGACTTCTGCAACATCAACTTCTGGTCAAAACATCACTTCTTCTGGTGGTGGAGGTGGAGCAGGCGCAGGTGCATCTAGCACCACCAATGCGGCTGGTGGAGATGGCGGATTTATGTCCGCAAACGTTGGTGCATCTGGCGTGATTTCAGGTATCGCCGGAGGTTCTGGCGGAACTTCTGGTGGAACCGCAGCAACCGCAGGAACTTCTGCTACAACCCAATATATGCAAGGCGGCACTGGTGGCGGCGGAGGCTACTACCGAACTGGCGTGGCAGGCGGCACAGGCGGTGCGGGCGGCTGGCCCGGAGGTGGTGGCGGTGCCGGGGGAGCATCGGATAACGGGTTCGCCTCAGGAGCAGGGGGAGCAGGCGCCCACGGCTTCGCCTGTATCGTGACCTATTTCTAATTTACGACCATGCCCTTCACCGATCACAACGGCCTAACTTGGACTCGCTCCGACGACCGCCTCTCCATCACCTGCCAAGACGGACGCCAAGTCCTCGGCAACGAAGAGATGACGGACGAGTATCTCGTCTCGGTCGCCTACCAAGCCGAACAGCCCATCAAGACGGACGCCGACCGCATCGCCGAACTTGAGGCACAGGTCAAAGCCCTGCTGGCTAAACTCTCCTAATGGCTCTGAACCTATACAGCGCAGGCACGACGGACTCCCTCCTTGCAGGGAAGCTCTCCAACCCTGTGCCGTCCTCGGGCATCACCTTCAACGACGGCTCCGTCCAGACCACGGCGGCGACCGCTGGCGTCAACCTCGGGGACGTCTTCTCCTTTGCCAACGTGACGACCGTGGCCTTCTCCGGGACTTATCCATCCCCTGGCCAATGGCAGATTGATTTCAAGCCAGTCAATTCCTACGTCGCCAACGCGGTGACCATCGTCGTCGAGAATGCCGACGGCTCTATCTCCCAGGACGCCAAGGGTGCGGTCTCCACGACCTCCACGTGGACTTATACGACCACCTTCGACACCTTCCCCGCCGACGCCTACCTCTACCTCGTCGTCAACGGCGTGAAGGCGACCCTTCCCATCAACTACGTCTAATGTCCTCCCCCATCCTTCCGTCGCCCCGCGACATCAACATCAAGGCCGGTCAGACCATCGTCCTCCACGATGGCAAGAAGGTCATCCTCCGAGCCATCGCCACGAAGGCCACCCGCTACTTCACCGCGTGGCAGGCCATCATCGGGACCGACGCCGAGGTGGATGCGAAGATCGCGGAACTCCAACTCTCGTAAAACAATGTCCTACGTCTATATCTTCCTCACCGGCCTGCTCATCGGCATCCTCGGCGGCATCCTCGTCTATCGCAACAACAAGGCGAAGCTGGAAGCCAAGGAGACCGAAGGCCGCAAGCTGCTCGACGCCCTCAAAGGCAAGTAATCGTAATTCGGCATGAACCGTTTTACGATAGGGTCGATTTTGGTAATCCTGCTCCTGGGGTGTAATGCGGTTTCCCCCGACACCCAAGGGACGGGCGTTGCCACGCCCCCTGTCGACAACTTCACCAAGGTCGGCGACCAGATCGACAAATCCGACGCCCGCGTATCCGCTGGGGTGCAGGTCGCCCGCAACGCCAACGCCCAGGGAAAGGCCGAGGTCGTGGAAAAGGAACTTGCCGTCGTGGCCTCCTACCTCCCTGCCCCCGACCCCCACAACCTCGCCTACATCGGCGAACGCGTGAAGCGGGCTGACCCTGCGGAGTATAAGCGGGCGATGGAAGCCGGGGCGAAGCTCTTGGCGGCGATTGACGCAAACTGGGCGAAGGCCGAAGCGGACGCCTCCAAGAACAAGGCCGCCCTTGATGCCGCCAACAAGCGCATCACCGACCTGACGGCAGAAGTCGAGCGGGTCAAGACGGAGGGCATCAGGAACGCCTTCACCGTCGCCGCTGGGGCTTGTTTCCTCGCCGCCCTAGGTCTTGCCATCCTCGGTCAATACATCCGAGCGGGTGCGGCATTCCTTGTCGGCTCCGCGATCGGTGCGATGCCTTACCTCTTCGCCTCGCCCTACTTCGTCCCTGCCATCATCGGCATCGTCGCCTTGTCGGCAATCGTGGGCGGCGTCCTCTGGTGGTTCAAACGCCCGAAGCCCGATGCCGCGCCGAAAGACCCGACAGCCTAAGGTCGTCTGGAGGCCGCTGGGGAAGGAACAGGCGTGGGGTCAGGCGACCTGCGACCCCGACCACCCCCTCATCGAGATTGACCCCCGCTTGTCCCCGCGTCGGGAACTTGAGGTGCTTTGCCATGAGCAACTGCACATCAGCCTTCCCGACCTCCCCGAAGGCGAGATTGACCGACTCGGCAAGGAACTGTCCCGCACCCTCTGGTCGCAGAACTATCGCCGAGTATTGTTGGGCAAGCATTCAACGCCCGTCCGCATCAGCCGATGAGTCCCCCTCCCCCCGCCTCGCCGCTCGACTCCGAGCAGACCCAAGCCATCGTCAAAGACGGGCTGGTGGCCTCCATCCTCGGCGGGCTGGCGATGACGGCACGACTGCTCCTATCGACCGAACCTGTCTCACCGGGCTGGGTCTTCCGCCGCATCAGCGCTGCTGCGATCACGGCGGCCCTTGTCGGGTACGCCATCCAAGACCATATCTCTTCCCCTGGACTGCGGATGGGAGCCATCGGTGCGGCGGGCTACGCAGCCCCCGAGGTCTTGGACTATCTCCTGAAATACATCAAGGCACGCGGCGAGGCCGAAGTAGCCAAGGTGTCGAAGAAACTCCCTTCCAATGGCAAAGCCAAAAAGCCAGCCAAGCGCAGGAAGTGAGACGAACATGATGTGGGCGACCGTTGCCCTGCTCGTCTGTTCGGCTGTCGGGGCGTTCGCCGTGGCCTACATCGCCGATTACATCTTGAGCTCGTTCCAGGACACCAACGCCATGGTCATGCTGATTACCGACGCTGGCACGAAGTCGGACGACAAGAACCTTGAACGGCAACTCACCTCCGCGACCTTGGGGCTGAAGGCTTGCCGGGACTTGGGCTGGGCGTTGGCGGTCGGGTGCGTCGGGGTAGGGGTGGCGGTCTTCCTACGCTTCCGCCGTCAAAAGGCTTCCTAGGGCATCCTAGAGGGGTCTAACAAGGGGTTGACAGGCTGGGCAGGTCGGGCAACCTGAAGGCATAACGGCTCCCCCCTCTGTCGAGTGACAAGGGGGAGTCTTCTTTTTACGCCATGGCTGGCGTCTTAGGGTCGGGCTGGGGGCTTAACGCGTCTTTTCTGGCGGGTTAAACATTCTTTGAAAAAGGACATTGACGGATGGGAGCAAAGTGGACAAGTTCATGAACGCACCAAGCAACCCAACGCTCCCACAATGACCAACACCAACATCGCCGCCACCGAAGATTATCTGCTCCGCGCTCTTTACGCCGCCAAGGCAGAGTTTAAGGACGCCGCTTCCGCAGTAGCCACCGCCGAGCATGAATTGCAGTCCGTCCTTGCCGACACTTCTGCCTGTGCCGGTGATCGCAACGACGCCCGCTGCGTTCGCGTCAACGCCTTGTCTCGCTACCAAGCAGCCGAAAAGTCCTACAATGCCATCTACACGGCGTGCCGCAAACTTCTCGTCATCTAATCTCCCACCCAACAACGCTCCCACAATGAAACAACGCATCAACAACAAGTCGCCAGAAATCCAAGCCGCCTCCGCAGTCGCCGCTGCTTACTGGCAAGCCCGCAAGAGCAACAACGCGGCTACAATCAAGGAAGCCAGCGAAGCCCAAGCCAACCTAGTCGCCGAGCAGGCCGCCCGCAAGGTTCCCGGCTCTGGCTACGCGGTCGAAGGTGACGGCTATCCGGTCGGCACGCCTTACACTTATTGCCTGTATATGTTCGACGGCAAGCCCCGCCGCCTCTGGGCTAACGGCGACCTTGAAAGCGCCTGTTCTTGGTTTGTCATCTAATCTCCCACCCAACAACGCTCCCATGACCCGCCTCATCCTCATCCTCCTCGCCATCGCCGCCTTGACGCTGCTCGTCCTCGCCCTCGCCGACGGCCCCAACGTCATCGAGATCATCGACAACCCCAAGTTCTAATCCCATGGCTGAACCCCGCCGCATCGACATCCAGACAACGGTCACCGCCCCTGCCTTCGCCATCCTCATGGGCATCGACCATACCCTTGCCGGAACGCCCGACTACATGGGCTTCGGTTTCTTCTGGAACCGCGAATACCGCCACCTCCTGCGGGACGTGTCGCCCGCCGTCCGTCGCCGCGTCCACCACCGACTGCTCAAAGCCCGCCTCAAGGTCGACGAGGCCAGCGCAAAGCACGACGCCGTCATCCTCAAGACCCTCCGCATCCGATAACGCTCTCCCACCATGCCCACACCACCCAACGAAGACCTCGCCCCGCTTGTCGGGGCATTCACCCACCACCCAGCAGTCAAAGCCCTCATCTGGGAGCTTGGCTTCCTCAACGACCGCGTGATCACCGGCGACTATGTCTCCGCCAAGCACGCCCTGCCCCACGCCAAGCGTCATTGCGACTCCTACGCGTCGATGTGCAAGGAGGACGGACTCTACGACGTGTCCTTCCAGCCCTACGTCGCCGCTGGTAGCCTTGTCGGCGTCCAGATGTCCTACACGTTCCCCTGCGGGACGAAGGTCTGCCACTCCCTGACCCCTAAGAACCGATGAAGACCCGCACCCGCTACGGCCTCGTGAAGTCGCTCCTGGCTGAAGTCCCCGACCCGTCCTCCGTGATGCTGTCGGCCTTCGCCAAGCAACACGGCCTGAAATACAACTCGGTGGCGCACGCCGCCAAGCGGCTGAACCTCAAGTTCAAGCCCGACCGCAACTGGTCGCACCGAGGCCGCCTGTCCCCGCTCAACCCTGTGGAGGTGCGGTCGTGAAGGAACCTAAGCCATACGTCCTCAAGGGCATTACCCCTGAGCAACTTGCCAACGAAATCATCGCATCTGCACGCAAGGCAATCGACGAACCGACGCCCGAAGTCCAGGCGTTGATTGACGAACACGGAAAGTCCAAGGTCTTGGCGGTCTTCCTAGGTGCGTCCATTGGTGCGTTCAATCCGCAGACGCCCGGCATCGACTTCGTGGAAAACGGCAAGGTCATCCACCGCGTAGAAGGAATTAAGCCATGACCCACTTCCCTGTCGTCGCCCTGCTGCTCTTCGGTTGCTCGGCCCTCGCCCAGACGGACGCCCGCCTGTTGGTCGCCCTCGGTCAGGTCGAGTCTGGCGGCAATCGGCTGGCGGTCGGCGATCACGGAGCGGCCTTGGGTCGTTATCAGCTTCACGCCTCCTCCTGGCGTGATGCCAACGCCCAACTAGCCCGCGAGCGTCTCCGCACCGTCCCCCGCACCGATTGGCGCACCCCGTCCTCGCAAGACATCGTCGCCCTTGCCTTCCTGCGTGACTTGAGACGCCGTTTCGCCCTCGTAGGCATACCCAACCCCTCCCCGACCCAACTGGCCTCCGCTTGGAACCTTGGCTTTACCGCCGCCCGCAAGCGAGGTTTCCCGGCGACCGACTACGCCCGCCGCGTCGTCGCCCTCGTGGGGCGTTAGTGGACATCTGGTCAGTCTGCCCCGTTGACTGTTAAAGGGGCTTGGTAAACATTCTCTGCATGGACGAGATGCTCAGGATTGCGGTCGACCCCGGCCAGAACGGAGGGGTCGCTTACTCGTTTCTGGGCAAGACCTACGCCGTCAAGATGCCGCCGACCGAGTTTGATGTAATCGCGCTGCTCAAGACGCTGGGCAAGCAATCGAAGCTAGTGGAACTCTACCTTGAGGAACCGTCCACAGGCGGCTGGGGAAAGGCTTCCGTTCATTCCGTCGGCAAACTCCAGTTCAACGTCGGCGTGATCTACGGAGCGGCAATCTGCGAAGGCTTCAAGGTTCACCGCGTCAAGCCCGCCATTTGGATGAAGACGCACCCTGTCGGCACGAAAGGCGACCGCACGACGACGGTCTGGAAGAACATCCTCAAGCAGCGGGCTTCGGAACTCTTCCCCGACCATCCCGTGACGCTCGCCACCTGCGATGCGTTGCTCATCCTCCACGCCGCCGCCCGCGGTGAAATCAAATAGACTTCCCATGACCTCCAAAAAGAAAATCACCATCCCGCCGACCGCCTCCATCAAGGCAGTCCCTGGCACAAAATACGTCGTCATTGACGGCAAGTATGTCGCCCGCCTTTTGAAGCCGACCATCCGTGGCGTCGAGCCGCAGGAATACTTCAACATCTTCATCCCCGGCAAGAAGTCGATGACCCAGCTCACCGCCGCCGAGATCGCCGAAATCAACCCCATCGCCAATTCCTCCAATGAGTAAGACCCCCTCCACCGCCTTCGTGGCGTTCATGAACGACCTCGGCAACGCCCATGCCGATAAGGTCAACCCTGACTTTAAGTCCCGCTATGCCTCCCTCGCCGAAATCCTCGACACCGTGAAGCCCGTTGCCCTGAAGCATGGCTTCTGCATCCGCCAAGTCGCCGACAGCCATGAAGGCTCCCTCCGCGTCCAGACCTTCTTCCAGCACGAAAGCGGCGAGACCTTTCCCGGTGGCGTCCTCGCGGTGAAGGCCGACACGCTCTCGCCCCAGCAACTCGGTTCGGCGCTCACCTACATCCGACGCCAGGGGCTTCAGACGGCCTGCTGCATCTCCGTCGACTTGGACGACGACGCGGCCTCCTCTTCCGTCCTGCCGTCCGCTCCCGCCTTCTCCCCCAAGCCGTCCCCCTTCTCCCCCAAGCCGTCCCCCTTCCCGCCCAAGCCGTCCCCCTTCCCGCCCAAGCCCGCGAAGTGAACAACCCCCGCCTCATCTACTCGTCGGCGCGTGATCGCAAAGTCCCGCAGCTCCTCCTGACCTTGACCCCGAAACTCCCGGCCTTTGCCTTCGTCGTCCTCTGGGAAGATGGGCAGTATGAGAACCCGGAGTTCGTGGCGGACTTCTGGGAAGGCGACGACGGTTTCGTCGGCGAACTCCAACGCTGGAAGCGGCACAACTACCCCCGCATCAGCGGAGAGCGTGGTTTCGAGTGCTGGATGAAGGTCGGTCGCTCCTTCGGCCCTGGAGATTGGCACATGGTCAACCCCGAACTCCCCGTCGCCCCCACACGCCCATGATTTACCCTTACATCAGATGCGTCCCCACGCCCTTCCTCACGCCGGCACAGGAAGCCATGCTAGCCACCTGTGCGGAAGCCGCCAAGATTGCCATCGAGGCCGACAGGAAGGAAAAGCAGAGGCTCGCCGACGTTGAGGCCGAGCGGTTGCGTGTTGCGTGGGTCAAATGGTGCGACAAGGTCAAGGAAGCATCTATCAAACCCGAACAACAATGAAAACCAAAGCCAAAACCTACATCGTTTCAGGCAGGAAGAAAATCCAACTGACCGTCCTGAATACATCCGAGGAAATCGTTCGGGAAGGGCATGACATCGTCGACTCATTCAACCCATCCGATCGTCACGTCCAAACAGGCATGCCTGATGGTCGATGGGTGGAAGGCGACGCGCACTCGCTCAAGCTCGATGTCGTGATTTTAGCCAAGGACTACATGAAGCGGAAGCGTTTCGAGTTGCCCCAATGGTGCGGCCTCGTGCTTTCTTACAACGGCAACGACTACCGCATCTACTCGACCTCCTATGTGCGTGCCGGTGATTTCGTCCAGGTGTCAATCTGTGCCAAGCGGTTCAAGGAAATCCGCAAGGTCATCTCCTATCTTTAAAGTGAAGCCCCTTACCCCCCCCAAGCCCCTCCCTGCCGCCATCGTCAAGCACCTCGGCAAGGCGATGACCAAGAAAGGCGAAGCCCTCGCCCTGCTCTTGGACGGCATCCCCTGCGTCGACGTCGAGGCCGCCACGCCGACCCGCTTCGCCGAGAAGATGGAACTCTGGAAGCGTTGCATCTACCCTTCCCTCGCCCGCTCCGAGGTGCGCTACTTCCACGCGGTCAAGGAAGCCGCCAAGGTCTCGACCATCTCCATCACCGAAGTCACCTTCCCGAAAATCAAATGACCACCCAAGTATTCTACAAAGTTTTACCAGAGGACAAGAGAAGCAAACACTTTGCCCTCCGAAACGAAGCATTCCAGATGCTCACCAAAGGCAATTCTCGCCGCAAAGTCCGGCGTTCGCTCAAGATTTCCCACCGACAGATGAAGAAGCTTCTTCGCCGTTGCTGGGCATACACCGACAGGGAACTCCCTTCGGCTGCTTACTACATCAACGACCATCTCGCACAAATCAAATGAGCCAACAACCCATGCTCACGCCCATCGACCCTGTCCTCAACAAGGTGGTCGAGATGCTCCGCTTCTCCGGCCTCACCTACGGCCTCGTCGCCGTCCAAGGCCCGAACATCGTCCTTATGAAGTGCGGCGGCTACGACGAGGACTCGGCCTACACCGCCTTCCGTCGCTACGCCAGGACCAACCTAACCGCCGACACCGACCCCGGCCTCCAATGGTTCAAGGTGACGAAGGGCATCCCCGCCCGCACGACCTACGCCGCGATCGTCGAGGAGGCCAAGCCCCACCTGTCATGAGATACCCAAAGCGATACTCCCCATTTTACACGCTACGCAATGGAGATACTGGGCTTGCATCATTTGGGGTCGAACCAAGAGATGACGGCATTTATGTAGAACACTCTGAATGCTGGAAACTCTTTGAAAAAGTAATCAGCCTTCAGGCCGAGGTCGATAAGCTCCGCAAGGGCGACGAGCGCGACATGACCGCCGCCTACCTCTACGCCGCCGAGCAGTCGAAGGACGTCATTGCCCGATTGAAGGCCGAAATCGCCCGCCTCAAATCCGACAACCTTAACCAACCCGACTGACCATGCCGAACCCCGAAGCCATCCGCAAGCACCTCAACACCGTCCTAGACGCGTTGGGCGACATCGACCTCATCCTCGACCAGGAGATACTCGGCGACGACTGCCGCCACGTCACCGAAGGCGTCAAGTCCGCCTCCCGCGAGGCCGTCCGCGTCCAACCGAACGAGGTCGAGGAACTCTGGCAAATCAAGCTGCTCCACGATCGCGTGAAGGCCATCCAAGTATCCCTCCGCATCCTCCGAGGCTCCGTCGACCGGGCTGAACTCGCCCTAGAGCGGGCGCAGGAAGCCCTCGGCTCCATCGCCGCCCAAGTCGAAGACAACGAAGACGAACAACTCTAACCACCTACCACCCACCATCCATGACCTACGAAGAAAAACAAGAAGCCGAGCGCCGCAATTTCATGAAGATTGCCGGACTCATCACCGCAACCGTCATCCTAATCATCCTGGCGTTGACCTGCTTCACCATCGTCGGCGTTGGCGAGCGTGGCGTCTACGTCAGCATGGGTTCGATGTCCAACGACCTGCAGGGCGAGGGCATCCACCTCAAGGCTCCGTGGGCTGAAATCCACAAGGTCAACGTCAAGCAAGTCACCGTTGTCGGCAAGACCGAGTGCTTTTCCAAAGACCTACAGACGGTCAAGGTGACCTATTCCTGCATGTATGCCATCCCGCAGGACAAGGTGCTAACCTTGTTCCAGAAATACTCAGGCGACCCTTTTGACTCGCTTGTAAAGCCCCGCATCGAGGAAGCCATCAAACTTGCCTCCAGCACGCTGACCGCCGAGGCCATCGTAAAGCAGCGCGAGACGGTCAAGGCCGCATCGCTTGCAGAGGTCAAGAAACAGTTGGAAGGCTTGGTCATCGTCGCCGACCTGCCGATCACGAACATCGACCTTACCGACATGCTTGAGAAAGCCATCGAAGGCAAGCAGGTCGCCGAACAAAAGGCGTTGGCGAAGGAATATGAGCTTCAAGCCGCCAACAAGGACGCGGAAATCTCCATTGCCAAGGCCAAGGGCGAAGCCGAAGCCATCCGCATCACCGGCGAAGCCCTTGCCAAGTCGCCGACCGTCACCCTGATGGAAGCCGTCAAGAAGTGGGATGGTCACGCCCCCCAATCCCTCGTCCTTCCGAATACCTCCGTCACACCCACCATCGACATCAAAAAATAACCACCCACGCTCCCATGCCGAAACTCACCCGCACCCAACTCAACGCCGCCCGAGCCTCCGATGCCGGAGACCGCGCCGCCTACGACGCCCTCCCCGGCGTCTCGCAGTCCCGCCTCCGTCCGTTCCTCAAGTCGGTCGCCCACGGCGTCCAAGCCCTCAACGAACCCCGCAAGCAGACCGACGCCATGCTCCTGGGCATCCTCGCCCATGCTTGGGCTTTGGAAGGCAAGCCCGCCATCGACAAGCGCTACGTCGTCGTCCCGCCCAACGCCCCGAAGCGTCCGACCAAGGTGCAGCTCAACGCCAAGAAGCCGTCCGAGGAGACCATCGCAGCCATCGCTTGGTGGTCGGCTTTCGAGAAGGACAACGCTGGCCTCGAAATCGTCGACGCGGAGATGCTCGCCGACTCTGAGCAGGTCGGCTACCGCATCACCCAAGCCCTGCACGCCTACGACATCAAGCCCCTTGGGACGGAAGTCGCCCTGACCACCGAATGGGGCGACCTTGAATTGAAGGGCTGCCTGGACATCGTGACCGAGGATGGCTGGATCTACGACGTCAAGACCACCGGCCTTGAGGCGACCCGCGAGGATTGGGGACGCACCCTTGAGCGCGACCTCGGCCTTGCCCTCCAGATGGCGGTCTATTCCCTGCTCTTCCGCGAGAACTTCGGCGAACCGCCCCAAGGCTTCCGACACTTGGTCGTCGAGACCGACGCCCCCTACGGCTTCCGCGTCTTCGAGGCCGACCCCGACATCCTCGCCAAAGGCGTCCAAGCCATGATGCTCGCCCTCGACCGCTACAAGGTCTACGCCGAAGCCTGCCGCAACGGGATGTCGGACGCCGGGTTCGACTGCTACCCCGTCGAGGTGGTCAAGGTCGCCCCTTGGAAGCCTACCGCGTCCTCTCCCATCCCGTTCGCATAAGCGGACATTCATCTATCGACCCTGCACGCTTCCCGAGCATACTGACTTCCGTATAACTCAAACGAATAACCACATGACCCCCAACTCCGGCAACCTGCCCCCGCTCAAGAACATCACCGAGAGCGGTTCGTATCTCCTCAAGCTCATCCGCCCCAAGGACGAGAAGGCCGCCGACCGCTTCAAGTTGTCCAAGCCCGACGCCAAAGGGAAGCAGTATGCCACCTGCGCCCTCTTCTTCCTCGACGGCGACGGCAACTGCCTCACCGATCGTTTCAACCTCAAGTGGCACGCCAAGCGTCTCGCCATCCTGGTCGGCAAGTATTCCGGCAAATACGCCCCGACCCCCGCGTCCGAAATCAGCGTGGAAGAATTGTGGGCTTACGTCGAACCCGCCTTCGGCAAATTGGCGACCTGCGAGCTGGAAGTGACCCCCGACAAGGAATGGAACGGCAAGCCGCAGTTCCGCTACAAGTTCAAGGCCATCGTCCCGCACACGCTCCCCGCTGGCGGTGGCTTCCCCAAGCCCTCGGCGGACGGCGAACCGACCTCCAACGTCCCCTTCTGATGAGCGACCGCATGATCCCGCTGCACATCGCCGACCAAGCGGTGGCGGCTTGCGAGGCCGAACTGGCTAGAGTTAAGGCTGAGGCCGACCAACTTAAAGCCGAGGTCGAGCGGCTGACTAAAATCATTAGAGAAGAATGTGATGATGGCGTTGGTATCCGTGAGGAAGCACAGCGTCTTGACATAGAAAACCAGCACCTTAAGGCCGAGGTCGATAGGCTTGAAGATTTCAATTTCAACTTGCGTAACTTCTTGATGCAGGATGAGAAGGGAAACCTCTTGTGCTACGCCGACTACGCCCGCCTCAAGGCCGAGGTCGAGCGGCTGACCAAGGCCGGGGATGCGATGGCTAAACTGCTCTCCTGCTGTGGAAACCCGCAGAGCGAAGTCCGTGGCTGGAACGCCGCCAAGGAGGTGCAGTCGTGAGCGAGCCGAAGCGATACAACGAGGAGATGGTGGATATCTCTGATGGCGACCCTTGCGGTGAAATCGAATGCGATTATGCGGCAAGTATGGTCGAAGCATTTGAAGGTCGCTGGGTGTCATACGATGACTACGCCCGCCTCAAGGCCGAGGTCGAGCGGCTGACCAAGGCAGGGGACTTTATGTATGACCGACTATGCTGGCTGGATAACTCCGATAACGCTATTAATGCTCGTCTAAAATGGCG